CATCGAACCGACGGCCGCCGCCCAGCACCGCGCCGCAGCTGCGCCGCGCAACGATCCGCCGACCGCGATCCGCGCCCAGTTGGCAAAAGTTAATTGTCTGGTGGTTTCTGGACCGCGCCCAACGCGCCAAAGCCCACGAAATAAGGCCTAGGGGCCCCTGCCTATCGGGTCAAATACCGCGCTTTCGGTCCAAAAATCCGCGATTTTCGCGCCGCGGCCCCCGCGCTTCGTACCGAGGGCTAGGGCCATGTTTCTCTCAAATATTTATCAGTAATTTGATATCGTTTCTAACTGTTGTATATTTGCGCTTATAATCGCATACTTTATGGTGTATGTTTCACGTGAAACATTCGTGTGAAACTGCGTATCAAAAGTTAGCTAGGGGCCCCTATGAATGTAGCCATAAATCCGGCACTCGAAGAAAAAAAACTGAAGCTTGAGCTACGGCTCGCGCAGCTTGAGAAGAACGAGAAGTGCCAAGAAGATTTTTTAACATTCGTAAAAACAGTTTGGCCTGACTTCATCGCGGGCCGTCATCACCGAATCATTGCTGAAAAGTTAGAGCGCGTGGCCCGTGGTGAGTTGAAGCGTTTGATCATCAACATGGCCCCGCGGCACACGAAGAGTGAGTTTGCGTCCTATTTGTTTCCTGCGTGGTTCATGGGCCGTGATCCGAAGAAGAAGATCATTCAGGCGACGCACACGACTGAGTTGGCGGTTGGATTTGGCCGTAAGACGAAGAATTTGATTGAGAGTGATGAGTTCAAGGAGATTTTCCCGGAGGTGAAGCTGGCGGCGGATAGTAAGGCGAGTGGACGCTGGGACACGAACAAGGGTGGTATGTATTACGCGGTTGGTGTTGGGAGTAACTTGGCTGGTCGTGGTGGTGACTTGGTGATTATTGACGACCCTCATTCGGAGCAGACTGCTATGAGTAATAGTGGTTTTGATGATGCTTGGGATTGGTATACGGGTGGTCCTCGTCAGCGTTTGCAGCCGGGAGGGAGCATAGTTTTGGTTCAGACGCGTTGGTCTGAGAAGGACATGACGGGTCAGTTGCTGAAGGCGATGGCGAAGGACCCGTTGGCGGATCAGTGGGAGGTTGTTGAGTTACCGGCTATTTTTGATGATGGTAGTCCGTGTTGGCCGGAGTTTTGGAGCATTGAGGATTTGACCGCGGTCCGCGCATCTATTCCTCCGGGCAAGTGGAACGCGCAGTATCAGCAAAATCCTACTGGTGAGGAGAACGCGATTATACCGAGGGAGTGGTGGCGTCGTTGGGAGAAGAAGACGGTTCCTCAGTTGGAGTATGTTATTCAGAGTTACGATACGGCGTTTTCGAAGCGGGAGACGGCTGACTTTAGTGCGATTACGACGTGGGGTGTATTTTATCCGAATGAGGGTGGGAGTGGTCCGAATTTAATTTTGTTGGATAGTAAGAAGGGTCGATGGGATTTTCCTGAGTTGAAGGCTTTGGCTTTGGACGAGTATAAGTTTTGGGAGCCGGACACGGTTATTGTTGAGGCGAAGGCGAGTGGTATGCCATTGACGCATGAATTACGTCAGATTGGTATTCCGGTAGTGAATTTTACTCCGAGTCGTGGTAATGACAAGGTGACGCGGGTTCACAGTGTCAGTCCATTGTTTGAGGCTGGGATGGTTTGGGTCCCCGACGAGACGTTTGCGGACGAGATGATAGAGGAGGTTGCTGCGTTTCCGAATGGCGAGTATGACGACCTTGTGGATAGTATGACACAGGCACTTATGCGATATCGTCAAGGAAATTTTGTACAGTTGCCTACAGATGACTGGGAAGATGACGAAAACTCTGCTAGAGTGAGAGCGTATTATTAGGAGAAGCCATGGCTAGAGAACCTATAGCGGGACAAGTTGAGCGGTATGTACCGTCTCAGTTGGACGAGGAGGAGCTTCGCTCTGAGTTAGAGATTGAGCTACCTGATAGCCAGAATGTCGTTGAGGCCAACTTTATGGCTCAGAATGTTGGCGACATTGAGATTTCGGAGACTGAGGACGGCGGGGTTGAGATAGACTTTGAGCCGCAGGACCAGCGCGGAGTTTCTGATGATTTTTATGCGAATTTGGCGGAAGAGATGCCGGATCGCGAGTTACAGCGGATCGCGTCTCAGTTGTTGGAGGAGTATGATGCCAACAAGGCGAGCCGTCAGGAATGGGAAGATGCTTATTCCAATGGCTTGGAGTTGTTGGGTTTCACGTATGATGAGCGGACGCAGCCGTTCCGTGGAGCCTCTGGTGTGACTCACCCGCTGTTGGCGGAAGCTGCGACGCAGTTTCAGGCGCAGGCGTTTAACGAATTGTTGCCTGCTTCGGGGCCCGTGCGCACTGTAGTTATGGGCGAGGAGACGCGGGCTAAGTATGATCAGTCGCGTCGCGTACAGACGTTTATGAACTACTATTTGACGAATGTTATGGAGGAATACACTCCGGACATGGATCAGATGTTGTTCTATTTACCGTTGGCGGGTTCGACGTTTAAGAAGACTTATTTCGATGAGGCGAAGCAGCGGGCTGTAAGTAAGTTTGTTCCTGCGGAGAACTTGGTTGTACCGTATGAGACGTCGGATTTGGAGACATGTCCGAATATTACGCAGGTTGTGAGCATGTCGTTGAATGACTTGCGCAAGCAGCAAGTCGGCGGTTTTTATTTAGATATGGATGTTTTGCCCGCGCAGCGTGAATTGAACGAGGTTGAGGGCGAGTTGGATGGCATTACGGGCATGGAGCCGAGCCAGATCGACTATGACTGTACGCTATTGGAGTGTCACGTAGACTTGGATTTGGAGGGTTACGAGGACGTCGATGACGACGGCGAGCCCACTGGTATTAAAATCCCATACATTGTGACATTGTCCTACGACAATGGGCAAATTCTGTCTATCCGTCGGAACTACTACGAGGAAGACGAAAGTAAAAAGAAGATTGCGTACTTTACGCACTTCAAGTTTTTGCCGGGCTTCGGGTTCTACGGTTTGGGTTTGATTCACACGATTGGCGGGCTCTCCCGTACCGCCACGGCGGCACTGCGACAATTGATCGACGCTGGCACGTTGTCCAATCTCCCTGCTGGTTTCAAGGCCCGTGGCCTTCGGATCAGGGACGACGACGATCCGTTGCAGCCGGGTGAGTTCCGGGACGTGGACGCACCGGGTGGGGCTATCCGAGATAGTCTCATGCCATTGCCGTTTAAGGGGCCCGACCAGACGCTGTTTAACCTTTTGGGTTTTGTTGTTCAGGCTGGTCAGCGGTTCGCGACGATTACGGATTTGAAGGTTGGTGACGGCAATCAATCCGCGGCCGTCGGCACAACGATTGCGATGATGGAGCAGGGTACTCGTGTGATGAGTGCTGTTCACAAGCGTTTGCACTATGCGATGCGTCAGGAGTTCAAAATTTTGGCTCGCGTGATGTCTGAGAGCTTGGAGCAGGAATATCCTTACTCTGTAGCGGGTGCTGACGCAACAATCATGCGCGAGGACTTCGACGGACGTGTTGATGTCATTCCGGTGAGCAATCCGAACGTATTTAGTCAGTCGCAGCGTATTGTTTTGGCTCAGACCAAGTTGCAGTTGGCGACGCAGGCCCCTGAGTTGCACAACATGAACGAGGTTTTCCGGGACATGTATGAGGCGATGGGTGTCGAGGACGTTGATCGCATTATGAAAACGCTCCCGACTGAGGACCCGCAGCCCACGGACCCCGCATCAGAGAACATTGCGGCGTTGGATATGTTGCCATTGAAAGCGTTTGAGGGTCAGGAACACCAGTCTCACATCATGTCCCACATGATTTTTGGTTCTACGCCAATGGTTGCTGGTATTCCGAAGGTTGCGATGGACTTGCAGAAGCACATTATGGAGCATGTGAAGATTGCAGCGCAAGAGCAGGCTACGGCCGCTATGGCGCAACAAGGGCAGTCTGTTCAGGGCCCAGAAGGCGTTATGCAGATGGAAGCCTTGATTGCTCAGTTCATTGCAAAAGGTATGCAGCAAGTGAAGCAGCTATCTGGCCAGTTGTCTGGTGCAGGGGCCCCCGATCCGTTGGTGCAACTCAAGCAGGCGGAGCTACAACAGAAGGCTCAAGAAGCGGCTGCGGACGATCAGTTGGATCAGGCGAAGTTGCAACTGGATGCGCAAAACCAAGCGATGCGGTCGGATCAGTTCGAGAAACGCTTGGCGGCTCAGGAACGTCAGACGGACAAACGTATCGACTCTGCAATGCAGCGTGAATTGCTGAAGATGCAGGGCAGACCTCAAGGATGATGTGTACTCTGGTCCTGATAGCTTGGGGCCAGAGTTATTTTCTGGGTTTTCA